AGTTGATGATGTTCACCGAAGCGTTGCTGCCGTTCTCAATGCGGCTGCTAGCGCCAGTCACGGACACGCCGAACTGACCGGACACCACGGTGCCGTCGCTGCGCAGACCTTGACCCACTGCGGGAACCAGGCTGAGCTGAGGAGTAGCGGAACCGCCGCCCACACCGCTGCTGATCACATCGCCGCCATCCACACGGAGGGAGGCACGATACACATAAGCGCCAGCAGGCACTTTAATACCGTCGGTGATATCCGAACGGATGTCCTTGTGGAAATCCGGGGAGGGGATGATCACATTGGCGCTGCTGAAGGCTTGGTTAGAGCCGTTCAGACCGGAACCATAGGGTTGGGTGTAGTAATCCAGCTGGTTGTTGGTGCCGAGAGCCTGATAAGACAGGTCCACGTAACCGATTGCCTGTTGGGCAATCCAACCGGGACGGAACACCACGCCGACAGGACCGCCAACCGGTTGGTTGGTCAGAGTTTCGGAGGTTCCGTTTTCGTTGTTATAAACAACGGACTTTTCTTCGTGCCAGTAACGAAGAACGTTGGTGTAGTTGCCGGGATAGATCTTGGCAACTTGAAGCTGGTTGGAGTTAATCGCCATCGTTAGTTACCTCCTCAAGCGTTAAAGGAGTACGCGATGGTGGCGAAGTCAGCGTTCAGGAGTTCGAAACCTGCGTACAGGCTCCAAATCATCATGATGAAACGGCTGAAGTCGTCATTGTTGTTCAGCAGAACCTGAGCGTTGTTGCCGCCGATACCGACGCCCACGCTCTGGGGACCGAAGAACATACCAATAGCACTCTCATAAGAAGCAGAGGTGCCGCCGATGGTGGCAGTCTGATTCTGAGAAGGCATGTTGGTGGATTCGAAGAAGCGGACTCCCTCGAACACGAAGCCGGTGGGCATGATGGGCTCACCAGCCACGAAGGTGGCTTGACCAAAGCCCTGACCCATGTACAGCGCAGCGTTGGGCTGCATCGCCGACATGAGAGGGTTGATCTGACCGTTGCCAGGATAACGAGCGACCTCGCGGAAATCGCTGTTCTGACGCAGGTGCATCAGGAAGGTGGGATCGCAAACGCAGCGATAGAAACCGTCCTGGTAGGTGGGGACGTTCCGCTTACGCATGGACTTAACCACGCGGAGCAGGTCATCCTTAACGTCGAACTTAGCCTGTTCGGCGTTGCTGTAGGTCAGGGAACCAACAGCAAGATCACCAGGGTAGTAGTAACCACCTTGGGTGTCAGAAGCCTGACCCTTAGAAACAGCTTTCAGGAGTTCATTGATGAACACCCGATCGCGCCAACGACGGTAGTCGTCGAGCAGAGTCAGCGAACCGATCGACTGGTGGAAAGCGGTCAGATTGCCGGTATCCAGCAGCAGACGCTGAGCGGTGATCAGGGTCTCGCGAGCAATCTTGAAGGTGCTCGGTTGAGTAGGATCACTCGGGTCAGCAGGACCGGTGTACTCGCGAAGAGTCACGAGCACTTTGTCCTTCACAATGTTGCGGCTGTTAGCAGTACCGATGGTCTGCTCAGCAGTACGCTCACGTGATTCTTTGCTTCCCGGATTGCCCCAGAACCTGTAGCGGTCTAACTGCACAGTCTGGCCTGGCTGCTTACTGAAGTCATGAACGACCACAGGCTCTGCTGCCATTTCTACAACGTACGCGGGGTGCGGACGGTAGAGCTCGGCGCCGAGAAGCTTCGGGAAATCATTATCGACAAACACTGTCGATAGCTCCAGAAACTACAAAACAAGTTTAACCATAAATAACGGTCAAGTTACGAGAAAATGTCGCATTTTTAGCGTTAAAACGATTTTTGATTGCTGCTATTGACGGATGGACTGAAAGTACGTACGAGATTACGTACACTCTCAGAACCTTGAAGATAAATAGAACCGTAATTTGATACGTATCGTGTCGCACCTCCTCGATAAATATATCTTAAAGCGCTGGACATTAAACCAGGAACGCTAGAACGAACAGTTTCCGTATAAGTTTTACAGTAAACAGGAGGGTTATAAACCCACTCCGATCTGTTAGCTGTTCCTTGAGAACCGAGACTATTCGTTAAGAGGCCACCTTCGTAACGACCGTGGGTAACCCCACCTCCCGTCTTCCCTTCAGCCGCAGTATTCCCTTCCGGAGTGTTGTAAGGGGTGTAGTCCTGGTTATCTGGAGCGGCGCCTCCGAAATACGTATATTTTCCAGCATCTCTGACCCCAAATTCGGGGCCTAAAGATGTCTGAACCTTGGCGTTGGCGATTGCCGTAACGCTTAACGCTCTGTAACCGTTGTAAACACTCAGAACTCCGCTTGCTTGGTAGTCGGAATCTTGAAAATCAGTCCAATATCCCGATATAGCAGGCGGAACTTCTCGCCACGCGGTGGTCGAGTACACCCCAGAAGTCATCGGACCGGGTGTAACGATGCCTACATCTGCGCCCGTATCTACGATGCCGGAACTTACGACGATGTAACCCTCAGAGATCGGTCCGCTCTGCAGTCTGTGTAATCCTGTGTCGTATTTGTAGTTGGATAAAGGAATGTAGCCCACTTATTTACACCAACTACATATATTGTAGCCTTATTCGGGCGTAGCAGGCGCGATTTGGTTATTTAAAGTCTGGATGTCGGTGCTAATCAAAGCCATGTCGCGCTCATACGCCGCTTTGAGCTCGGAAAGTTCTTTTTTGAGCGCTTCTACCTCTGCGCTAGGAGAAGTCCGCTTACGGCGACCGATAGGATTAGCCATTTGAGCTCTGTTTCTTACGTTTAATATACTCGGAAGCTTTTTTCTTCGCCTTGACGCGTTCGGGAAGCTTACCTTTTGTTTTTTCCTCGTACTCCTTCACCTTCTCCTTCGAAATCTCGCCGCGCTCCTGCATGGCGTAAAATTTACGTCTTTGGGCCTCCGATTTGAACGGCATAGCTGTAAAACTGCTGAATTAATCGTAACTTACACTGAGACAATAAAAAACCCCGCTCGCTCCAAGCGGGGTTTTGTCCCCATCACCACTATAGTGTAGCTCAGGCGTTGTCCAGGAACAGAAGCTTAGAACGGAAAGCTTCAGGACCCATGTTGGAAAGATAACGCCAAGCGTTCTCCGGGTTCTGGTTCATCACCTGGCTGAAGTTCTGCCACTGAGAATCAGCATCAGGGGAAGGGGCACCGGCCACGGCGGAAGCGGGCACGGCGGGAACCTGATCGTACTGAGGGTTGTACTGCTGAGCAGGTTGTTGATCGTCTACAGGATACACTTCAGTGAAGAAACGGTTGGTATAGTCAGCTAAGTGATCAGGGTCAGTCAGGATAGCTTCCATTGCAGCCCCGCGATTGGAAACGTCCTCTAACACTTGATGCTGCTGAATCAGAGCATCTTCGAGCACGGTGGCGTACTGGTTGAGAATACCAGGAGCCTCGATACCGAAGTGATTAACGACGGCGGTTGTTTCGGGACTTAGGCTTGGAGCCTGTTGTTCCGTAGAAGTCGGATAAGAAGTTTGGGTCGTAGACCCGTTGTTGTAGGAGGTCGGCTGAGCCGTAGGGGCTTGGTAAGCCCACGGTTGGGCCTGTGAAAGCTGACTGAGTTGTTGAATATCCGCCGCCGTCAGTTGGGGTTGCGCTGACGGTGCTGTCTGGCTGGGCGACGGGGAGAGCCGGGACACGATCCGGTCCAAGCTGCCTAGCGCTGCTTCCCACGGGTTGTTCGGGGAGGAGACGGACGGAGACTGGTTGTACTGGTTGTTGGTAGAAGGGGCCGTAGCCTGTTGTGCCTGCGACGGCGCTTGGGGCATAGTCGCCGAAGGCACCGCCTGGGTACTGGCCACCCATTGCGGGTAGGCGGTTGAACCCTGGTCCGCCGCCGGGGCCGCCGCCTGTGGGGCTGCTACCGCCGGGGAGACCGGGCTCGGGATCGAAGCTGGGATCTGCTGGCTCATAGCTGCCCGAGTAAGTCAGTTCTTGCGCGAGGTGGTCAAACGTCCTATAAAGTAAGGGCGTTAGGTTTAGCCGTGGATCAGCCGCTAATGGCTGATTAGGGGCTAAAGGATGCGGGGCTTGTAGCATCTGGTTCAATAGTAGCAAGAATTGCTGCATTGCGCCCTGCGTTTGTTGAATCATTCGGAAAGGGAATCCCTTCAACATTTCCGAACGTTCTAGATCGGTTTTATCCGGGAACAAATACTTCAGAGCTTCGACACTATCTACTCCGAGCTCTTGTAAGTTCCGGACTACGATTGACTTTTGGTTGATGTCGTACGCAGTATCTTCGTACACATCGCCTTGGAATCTGTAAGTTACGGTTCGGTCACCGTCAGGAGGTAAACCGAAAACACCACGCGGAACTTTGTTATCCGCGAGCGCAGCCTGGATCGCTAAATCAACATTTTCTTCATACTTCGTAAGTTTGTTTTGGTACTTAAGAAGAGTTTCTTCGGTTTGTTCTTCCGGTTCTTTCGGCGGGGTAAGACCCATAACCGAAATAAAGCTCTCGCGGAAAATTTGCTCCTGATGGTACAGGATCATTTCCAACAAACGGCAAAAGCCGTACGTCAGAAAACTCTTATTTTTACGAAGGGCAGTCGCTTGAGCACGACCCATAAGCCCTTTAATCTCTGTTGCAGTGGCTCCGGCGCTAATTGATATTTCGTCAACGCCGCCCAAGGCTGTTCTGATTTCTTCCCGTAATAAGAGTGCATACCGGTTCATGTCTCCGTTAACGGGGTCTGGAGTCATATAGCCCACGCGGTCGGAGGGCTCTACGTTCGCGATGATCCGAGGAACTCGCAGACCACCTAAACCAGACTGCGAACCAAAAGGCTCGGAAACACGAGTTGACGGGGAGTCAATACCAGCAAAACCGCTTTGACTGCTGATCGTCGGACGGAAAGTACGATCAGCATCCGAAGCTTCGACCAGATCACTACGGGGACGCGAACTGATGAGCGTGGGATTACCAAAGAACTCAATGTTCTTGGAGATGTTCTGCATCATCTGATCGTGCAGAACAATCTGTTGCATGAAGGGCTCAAACTCCCCTTCACCTTCAGTACCACTGGCGTTCGGTTTGTTTAAAACCTCGACAGCAGGGATAAACCCAAGAGTGTTCGGACGGCTATTTTTTGGAGTAATTAAGGAGCCGGGCTCAAGCTCAAAGCTCAGTTCACTATTAGCTTCATATTCTGTGATTTTATCGTTGGTAATCGAGATTCGAACGTAACGCTTGTTTTGGCCTTGAGTTTCAGCAGGTAGACCAATAGCGCTATTACGAATCTTATAACTGTAAATGATTACAACTTCTTCGATCTCGCCATTAATGTCGTGATAAACACGATATTGATTTTTGTTAAAGAAGTAAATCTGATATTTCAGTTTTGGATCAGGTCTGAAATAGAACAGACCACAGCCGTCGATCAAAAAATTACGAATGATCGAAGGAAATCGGATATCCAGACGATTCAGCTGGATAAGATCTTCTAAAAACTTGGTGCGGGCCTTGTAAGTATCCTGCTCGCAGTAGAAAAACAGACCTTTTTTCATCATCAGCAGCGTCATTTGCTGCAGATGACTAAGGACAACCATAGTCGCAGATTGTTTGCTGCGATCCTGAGTTCTAGAAGCTTCTAGAATCTCATTAAACCGCTGCCGTACGCTTAGGTTGTCCGCAGGCATCGACGTTTTCCTTTATGACTCAGCGAGAACCAGCTTCTCGCTCCTTTGTACGCATCATACGAGCTTTCCGTGCTTTACGGACAGCTTCACGACGGACTTCGTTACGCTCAGAACCCTCTTTCTCACCGCCGCCTTGTTTACCAGCCATCGGCTTTTTGATCTGTTCCGTCATGAGATCAGCCATTGGGAAGTAGATACTCGCGTACTCTTTCTATTTTAAACAGCTCAGCGGGTAAAAGCTCATGCGGATAGGGTTCCAAAATGTGGTCTTTTCGACCTAATGGATCATTCCCTCCCGCTGTAGCTTTGTACGCATCTAAATAGTCCAGCATTTCTTGACTGTATGCAGGAGCGTGGGCGTAAGGAATATCGTCATAACAGTGAGAGAACGATGTAAGCTTACGCTTCATCCGAGCTGGGTCTCCCATCCAAGAAAAATGCCAACCTGCGTCACAGTCTCCGTAAACGAGATCGTTGGGATTTTTACGAATTTCAGAAAGAGTCTGATCTAAGTGCTCGTGGAGAACAACTGTCCCGCAAGTCCAATTAGTAGGTGGTTTGGACGTATCACGCTTGGGGTCAACCACGCGGAGATCGGCACGTCCATAGAACATTGGCATTGATAACCGGACGCAACGAGTGGGGTCCTGTTTTGCTAGATCGACTGCAGCTAAAAGGGCGTCTGGCTTAGGAATTTCGTCAACATCGCTGAAGAAAAACACTGAGTCCGGGGGTGTCATCCGCATACCCACGGCCAGCGCATCGCGTTGTGAATATTCACGAACCCAGGGATTCGGGGCGATGTCCGGAGGAGGTAGTTCTACGTGAAGAACTTGAATCTTTTCCTCAGGAAGACCCAGTGCACGGATTGTTTCTACGCACGTAAAGTCTTTCTTCTCCCCCTTAAACGTCCTGTCCGCATCCGTAATAATAAACCCATCTACAATATCTTTAAGAATATTGACGCGGAGCTCTAAAAGCTCTTTTTCGTCGAAGTACAAAAAGCAGTCAAACAGCACAGCAACACTGAAGCTGTCAGTATATTAACGCATACTAGGGGTGACGTTACCGTTACCGGCACGAACAGCTTGAGAAGATTCGGCAGCCCGTCGGTTCGCTCGCGTCTTCTGCATCAACTCTTGTTTGATGTCTTCCATCGGGTCCCCTGTGGGCTGGAAGCCTTCTTCAAACACACCATAAGGCGCGTTCATAGGGGGTACAGGAGCGTTATACGCTTGATCCTCTATCTGACTTGTATACTCGTCGCTACGCATACTGGCTCGTTGAGCCTTCATCTGACGACGAGCCGCAACTTCCTGCGCATTAAAAGCGCGGGTGAACAAATCGCCGGCTTCGAGGAAGGGATCAGCCATCTTTAGAAGTCTTTCTTCTAATGTAC